ATTGTGCTTCTAAAAAACCCTCATACATAGCTTCACTATAAGCAATCTCTAAGGCTTTAGAAAAATCTGCAAGCTCCCTCTCAGAATAAATTTCATCTAAACCAGTAAACTCGTTGGCTCTACGGCTAGTATCAGCTTCTTGTAAAACTCGAATCGTAATCGTGCCTACAGCAGCAATAGTCCCTAAAGCTAACAAATATGGAGCCACAGCAGCTAAAGAAATACTCAACGTATCCGCTAATGCTATGATGGAATTCATAGCTGTAGCTATACCAGAAAGACCACCTATAACCAAACCAAAAACAACAATATCCTTACCAAACTGAAGAATTAATCTCTGCCAGAACTGGTCTAACTCAGTAAAAGCCTCTACTGTTTTAGATACTGAATCGGTTAATCTGGCAAACTCTGGAGACAATAATTGACCTAAATCTGCTAATGAATTCTTAAATCGTTGGATCGATTGTTCTAAGATAAACCCTGCCGCATTAATACCACCAGTCTGAGCTTCAAATGCTTCTTGCATAGCACCACTGGCATCAGCCATTTCCTCTAAAGATTGTCTATAACGTTCATTTTGAGTCGTCGCAATTTGTGTAGCAAAGGTAATACCTTCAATCCTCCGCATAACTGCTTGTGCATTACCCTTATAAACATCCTCTATAGCTTCACCAACTTTTTCAAAAGCCCCAACTAAACCCTCTTGTTCTATTAGTTGTCTACCACTTGCTACATTCAAACTGGTATATACATCATCTAGCTCACCAGTCGGATTCAAAAGTGAAATTAATGCTGATCTAAGTTGTGTGGCGGCCATTTCTGCATTACCAGTTACACCAGTAAACGTAGAAAATACAGCAAAAAGTTCCTCTTGGCTAATTCCCAACTGAACTGACTGAGTTGTAGCTTTTTGTATAGCTTGTGATAAATCAAGAAATGTAGTTTGACCATATTTAACTGCTGTAAAAGCTAAATCTGCAACTCTCTGTTGCGCCGCATAAGATGTATCTCCGTAAGCTTTCGTAGTAGCTGATAAAAGATCAAGAGCCTGTTTAGTAGTACTTAAACCAGCTCTTGCTGTTCTAGCAGCCAACTCAGTAATTTCTATGGCTTCGGTAGTACCCGGAAAAGCTGAAATAACTTCATATAAACCACGAGTTAAATCATCAAACGGCTTTCCAACTTCTACTGATAATCTTTGTATTTCTTCTCGATATTCTCTTATTTGTGCTGTTTGTTCTGGAATAAGAGTGGCGACATTTGCCATACCCCTATTCAAATCATTTGCCATTTTAATTGCCGCCGCTCCAGCACCAATTAAAGGTAATGTAACATATGTATTAATAAGACCAGAGAAGGAAGCTAATCGACCTGAGAACTGATTAAACTGTCTTTGGAAATTCTTAAAAGCTGTAGTCGTCTGGACAGTTTTCTTGCCCATCTGATCTATAGCTTTTTCAACTTTATCAGCAGTAAGCCCTAAAGCTGTTAAAGCCTTAGTCATTGCCTCTGCATCTTTGAAATCCATTTTAAGTTTTATTTCAGCAAAATCCATTATTTACCTTCTCTGATGCCTCTTTCGAGGATTCGCTTTCTTCTGATTCTTTTCAGCTTCTTTTCTTGGCTTATTGACTTCTTCATCCTGTACAAACTTATTATATTCTGCGTTCATAGTCATTAAAGTTGATATTTCCCAAGAATCAAAGCTTATCCCGTAAAACTTACTATAACTTTCTACCTCTGACCATGTAATATTTTCACCAGTTTTTAAATCCCAGAAAATATTCCAAAGATCAAACCCAGCTTCCGGTATATCTGGTGATAAATTAATGAGAGCATCTGGTTTACTCCCCGTCTGCTCCCACACTTGCTCCAACTGAGCTTTTAATGATATCTTCTTTTTATTGGAGATATAATTAAGAGTGAGGTGCTTTCGCACCTCCTCTTTTAATATATCACCTAACTCGATAAAAAATTGGTACGATCACCAAGGAATTCTGCAATCTGATCAAGTACCGGTGGATAAGACTCAAAGAAAGCGATAACATCTTCTTGATTATCTGCTTTTACTTCTTTCTTTCCCAAAAAGCACTTCTCAAAGTCTACGCAACAAACTGCATAGGTTTGCAACATTTCAGTTTCAAGTTCTGCTGCTTTCAGCCCTTTCTTTACTTTTCGGTTCTTATCACCAATCTGATGAAGCCGCCGTTTGTACAGCTTGGAATCAGTTCCAACCAACTTAACTCGTGCATCGGTTTCCTCTCCAAATGGATCGGTAATAGTCATCCATGCACCTTCATTTGCTTTTTCTACAAGATCAAATTTTGAAAAATCCATTATCTACCTCACTATCTTTTAAAAATTATTTATTATGACGGAACTGCCGGTTGTTTCCGAACATACATATTCATCAACGTAGCATCCCCACCAAGTGCCTGAAAACCAAATGACTCAGTTACATCGTTTTCAGTTACATCTCTGGAATCAGAGGTGAACTTCAACCGAGGCCAACCAAAAGTATAAGAATTACCACTAACATCTTGAAGTTGAATACGAACCTCAAACAGTGATTCCGCATCAAAGTTATCAGCCAAATCAGAATTCGGGAAAAATGCATTTACAGTACCAGTAACGATTGAGCGACCTTCACCAATACTACAAGGATTCTGTTGCATCAGCGCATAACGGCGGTTTAGGTTATTCTCCAAAGTAAAATCCATACCCGTGATAACACACTGGAGATCACTACCAAAATAAAGTGATCCAGTATAGGAATCAAAAACATCGGTAGTAGTCTGTGCCGTGGTAGAACCAGATACAGGAGTTGCAGAAAAACCAGAATATTGCTGTCCCTGAAGAGCAACTTCACCAGTTACAATTGCATCTGGCTGGATGCTCATGCTAAAAGTAGAAACTTTAGTACCCGTCATATAATGATATTCAGTTACATCGGTAAAACCTTCTTCCACAGTAAAAGTCGGAAGATCGGAACCCACGGTAACTTGTGCGCCATAAGCTGCAAATTCTACAGTATTAGTAGATTGTGTTTCATTAGTTAATGTAGAACCACTAAAAGTAAGTACGGTATCAGTAGCAGTGGTGACGACATGGTAACCGTTGTTACCAGCATTAGTAAAGTTAGTAAAATACACAGCATCACCAACGCGAATATCCCCAAATACAGCCGATGCGGCGGTAAAGGTTTTGTTAGTAGCCGATACAGTAATAGTATTCCCAGTAGTATCAATGCTACCACCATATACACCACCTTCGATATTAACTTCATCAGTTGTGCTACCAGTAAAAGTAACTGCACTGGACCCATCTGCGGCATATACGGAAACAGTGTCATTGGTTCCTGTGGTAGTGCTAAAAGCATTTACAACATAAATACCATCATCTGAATCTGAATTTCTTACAATCAAATAATCACCGGCAGCAAGCCCTTTGTCAGTCCAGCTAGAATTATCCTCTAAAATAATAGTATCACCGGCAGCAGTAATAGTTACCGTTTCTGTCAAAGCATAGTCAGCAGTCCAATCACTACCCAATGCACCTTCTAGCATCTCATCAAAAGTTTCCCAAGAAAATTCAATGGGGATAGATGCGTTCGGCTGGTTAGTTCCGAGGCGATGGACGCTTACCATTCTATCATCCCTAATTTCATTAGAAGTAATTGAACTTCTTTCATTCATAATACCTGATCCACCGGTAGTTCTATATTTTTGATATGCACCGGATGGAGCGGTATTCTCTACAGTTTCGCGTTTAATGGCGATATATCTTGACGACCCTTCTGCCATAATATTTCCTCCAATTAAGTATTTTCTAAATCAGACCTGTAATAAATAGATACGGGCTGTTTAAACCACGCATCATCTGTCATATACTGTTCTACTTGGAATTTAGTCACCCTGACTGTAATTCCGTTGTAGGTGATCCCTGTACTCATCCTAAAATAATTTTTCAAACCATCAATTAATACTTTCGATTCAGAAAAACTTTTATACTTAGGAACATTAATCATAATTTGATAAACACCAACGTGTCGAGTACATGCCCCAGTTCCAATAGAAGCTGGTGTAGTTGTTCCCGGTAGTAAATCCACAGCCAAAAAAGAAGTCCCATTAGAAGGCTCATATTTGATGTTTGGGTAATCCACATCAATTGGATTCAAGTTGGTATATTCTGACAACCTATAATTTAAAACGCCCATTATATCAATATCTGTCATTTATTCTTCTCTCTCACAACTTTTTTAAAAATCTGAGGGTACTCAGCTAGTGTTACGCGCACCATACCTCTCGGTGCTTGTTTTGAGTAACCACCAACTGTCTTCCCAGATTGAGAGGATTTCGGGTATAAACCAAACTCCAAAGCTCTAGTATGTTTCTCATTATTCACAATCCAAATGGTATCCGCTAAAGAATTTTCTAGTTTCCCAACTTCCCTTTCTATCGTAGCAGAACCTGTTGGGTCTTGCTGCTCAATAATACCAGAAGGAGCTTGACCTTCCCCAATCTGCCAGTTGGCTTTTGTCTGACCTCTGTGTTCTGTTGGGTCGGCATCAACCGGCGTCCGCTCTACTATTTTTTCAAAGACCTCTTCTACAATACCATGAAAAACGTCTCTGGTGTTCGTTTTTGTTTTGAGTACATATGCATTTATTTGTTTGCTGAAGTTACCCAAAATTAAACTCTCACTTGTATTTTATATAAAACATCCACTCCAGCAGGAGCAATGTTTTTATGATTCACATACTGATAAGTTACACCTTGTGCAGTTATGGTATCTCCCGGCAAAGGTTCTTCCAATTCAATAGTCAGAACTTTCTTATCTCCCGCTTTTATAGTTGAATCTTCTCGTTCATTTTCTGTAAAATCTGTAATAACAGCTTTAGCTGTAAAAGTACTTGTTCCACCAGTAGGTTCAACATAAACAATAGAGGAATCTACGGTACTTTGCCAATATTCCTCAAAAGTAACGGGATCAAACTTATGTTCCCAAACACCAGCTACATCTAAAACTCTGGTTAGAGTAACATCAATACCCTTATCTCTAATCTGAGGAATAACAACTGTGTTTACAATTCTATCATAATCAAAAGCCATTAAATCCTACCCGGAAGAAAAGAACTGTTAGTACAAATTAAACGACTAAGCGCATCCGAAACAGCAAGCACTTTGTCACGACTCATACCAGAAGCAGTAGCTTCTGAATACTTATTGTATTCTTTAATAACATCTACTTGTACTTCATTCTCAATTACAGCAGATGTTCTTTTATTTACAGGTTGTACGTCCGCTTCACCAACTAGAATCCCATAGACCATTTCAGAAGTAGCATTTTTTACTTCTACAGGCACTACATCAGAATCAATGTACCAACCATCAACATATGATGCACTAATTCTAGGCCATTCAAATTTTTGAGTATTTGAAGCTCTAAC